GTGCCTGACTTCCGGCAGCATCGATCCGCCAACGTTGATGATTTCGATTTCCTTCTTCCCGCCGCCTTCATATTTGGCATTGCAGAAATTTGCCACCATATTGGCGAGCGAATAGCCAAAGCCTGACTTCCATTCCGAATGGGACGGCACCAGCACGGCAACCCGCAAATCATTGGGCGAAGGCATTGTAATTTCGGTCTTTTTCTTGCTCATAAGGTGCGCACCCTTCCGCCATGTTCAACGCGAAAATATTTGTTATTCGGATCATTCGCCCATCGCTTCCATGCCTCTTTGTCGTGAAACCACCCTTCCCGGAAGGCGCGGTTCAACTCATGGGCCGGGATCAGGGCTTCCAGCCGCATACCATCGGCTGGCTTGTCGCCTAGCAATTCGCTGGCCTGTTTAGCCAATTCAATGGTGGGTTCCACATCATGCAGTTCCTGAATAATGACGTTTCCATCGTTATCAAAGTGCATGATTTCCCGCGTCGAGCCGTAGGCGTCGAGCAATCTTGATTTGTTGGACATTCGATCAGCCCTCAAAAAGAAAGGGCCGGGATTTCTCCCGACCCATCCTTTATAACCGAAACGGTAGACAACCGCAATTAGGTGGTCACAAGATCGGCTGCGACACCATGAGCCGCCTCGTTCCGCATTTCCAGGCAGTATTCCACCACCAGAGCGCGGCGATCAGCGTCCCCGACCTTCGCCAGTTCAAACTGGCTAAAGGGACGGAAATAGCTGATAGCAGCATAGTCCGGGGACAGAACGAAAGCCGACCGTTCACGCTGAAAACGGTTGGGAACTACTTTCAAGTCTCCAAAATCCGATGCATACAGGGAAGCAGCGCCCTGGATACGATCTTCGGCAATATTCTGGCGAGCCGAAGCGCGGCCAGTGAAGTCAGACACGCGCTGCTTATTCACCGGGCCAACCATCAGAACCGAGGGTTCGCCGCCGTTCGTATAGACCGACTGAATAACCGACTTCAAGATGGTTTCAGTGAAAGCCCGCATAGCGCCAGCCGTGGCATCGGTGGCGGCAGCGGTCGCAGCGGTGGCCGAAGCGCCGCCCGAACCACGCGATACGTTGGTGGTCAACCAGCTTTCCAGCGAACGGGTCTTGCGGGCGGTGGTGCTATCGCCAGCCACATAGCCCTGATTGCCGGTCAAAATGGCTTCCATATCGCGCTTCAATTCCTTGGAGCGTTTAGCCATCTGATAGGCCATTTCGTTGGATCGGCCAGCCGAATTGGCCCCTTGCTGAGAACCAGTGACCACAACATCCTTGCGGCTGATCTGGCAATAGTTGGCCACACGGGTGGTCGGGGCGGAGGTAGAACCGGCGATAGCATCGCCTTCCACTACGGCATTAGTGGTATCCACCGAAGCCAAGCTATCGGTCTGCCATTCATGCAGGACAGACGAAGCCTTGCCCTTGCCAACGGCGGACATGAAGGGCGTGTCAGCCGGGCTGATATTATAGATGGTATCGGTCAAATCTTCCCGATTACCTTTGGCGGTGTAGGTCGTAAACCCACCAGTAACAAGAGCCATGATTTAAATCCTTTCGAGATTAGAACAGGTCGCGGAACACAGCGGCGGCATCTTCCACCTTGCCGCTTTTCCGCAATTGTTGGACTTTGGCTTCATACCGCTGTTGGCCCTGGGTTTTAACGCTCTTACCCGTTCCCGGCTTTTGGACAGACGGCGCTTCCGAGACTTTGGCCTGTTTGACTTGCTGGCCTTTCGCCATTAGCTGATCATAAAGCATCGCCTTGCGGGCGATCACCACGGATCGGCTATCAGTCAGGCTGTCAATTTCCTTGCGCGTGATACCGTGGCTTTCGAGAAAATCGCGGACAGCCGCAACTTCTTTCTTCGCCTTGGTATCGTCTTTCCAATCGGGAATAGCCTCAATAAGCCTGGCCCGTTCGTTCGCAATAGCGGCCTGATGGGTCTTAGCCCATTCCGCTTTTTGCTGTTCCGTCACCTTGGCATATTCGGCCTGAACCGCCTGGGTCTGCATAACGTGGCGCTCGAAAGCGTCGCGCTGGCGCAGATATTCCACCGGGTCGGCATCCAAGAGGGAAGCATCCGGCGGGGTGGGGGCGGCAGATTGCAGGTAGGCGTTAATCTGTTCAAGACCGGCAGCGTATTTCTGCCGTTCAGCCGCAATTGCCTGGGCTTCCGCTTGCGCCTGCTGGCGTTGCGCGGCGAGTTCCTGGGTTTTGCGGGTGTAGTCCGCTTGGCGTTGATAGCCCTGCACTAACTCGGTTTCGTCAACTTCCACGGTCTTGCCGTCAATTTTGACGGTGAACCTTCGAGTTTGATCCGGTTCGTCGGTCTCATCGCTTTCGGCGGGGTCGTCATCCGATGCTTCGGGCGCTTCGCCTTCATCATCTTGAGCCGGGATGTCATCGGCATCCGCTTCCGGGGCATCATCCTCGGGCGCGGTGGGTTCGTCGGCTTGCTGTTCTTTGGGGTCAAGCAAGCCAGCAAAAGCGGACGCTGCCGCTTCGATTGAGCCGCTTTCAGTCCCCAAGGGGTTGCTGAAATCTGACATGGAGAAGGTTCCTTCTAAGGGACGCTGCGTTTCACAACGCTGCATGACAAGAAACTAAGCCATTCTGGCCGATCTTGTCAATTTGTGGTTTACAGTCAAAAGAATGACCGTTTGCCTTTTAGGCTTTCCATTTGCTTCTTGGTCATCTTGCCGGTGGCTGCAACGGTTTCAATGTGCGCCCGGACCTTGCCCAATGCTTGCAAGTGCGCCCAGATCCGTTCCCGCCCTTCCGTATCCCGAGCCGGGGCGCTTTCCCAAGCCGCGATATATTCGGCGCGGATTAGCTCGAACGCTTCCACAATCAGCGGATCTCGCAAGAGCCGTTCCGCATTGTCGCCGCGCTGGATGTCGATCAGGGCGTCACTCATTTGCGTTTCACGCCCTTCTTTTTGGAACAGCCCATTTTAAGCCTCCTTACCCGATTTGCCCGCCCATCCGCACATCGCCCATGCCGGTGACAGCCATGCCAGCCGCCTTAAGCTGGGCTTCCATCATCATCTGTTCGCGCTTCAAAGCCATTTCAGCGGCCATTTGCTCGCGCTTTAGCTGGATTTCAGCGTCCAGCTTTGCCTGGGCCAGGGCCATATCAGATTGCATTTTGGCCTGTTGGGCTTGGGCATCCATCTGCATCTTGGCCGCGTCAAGCTGGGCTTTGGCCTGGGCTTCGATCATTTTAGGATCGGGCTTAGGCGGCTGGGCAGGCATGGCTTCGCCGCTTTCCGGGTCCTTAAAGAACTGATCCGGGTCTCCAATGTTTGCATTCACCACCATCTTGCGAAGGGTGGCCGCATATTTGCCAACATCCACCAAGGGGTTATTCGGGCCAAGCTGCATCAAGATTTGCTCTTGTTTGGCGGCGATCATGCCCAGGTGCCCCAACATGGCATCCTTATTGCCGGTGCCCAATCCGACATTAATGCCCACATCCATTTCGGCATTCCACCCGCGAGGGTCAACAGACACCCATTTGCCGCGCAGGCGAACGGTCATAGCCTTATCTTGATAGGCGGTGATAAAGCGCAAGATCAGCTTGAAAAGCTGCTTATACCCGGTTTCTGCGAAGATGCGGGCGATCAATTCAACCCGCTGCTTTGCCATATCAAGCTGGCCGTTGAAAGCGGTCGCCGTCTGATTTTGCAAGGAATTGGCGTCAGGCCCTTGCCCTTGCGGATTAACGCCGGTGCGTTCAGTCCTGACCGTGTCAATGTATCCAAGCATCGGCATGGATTGAGCACCAACCCATTGCGTGGAGATTTCGCGCATAGAGCCGGGCGCTTTGACGCGGACAATCCCGCCGGGGCGATTGGTCAGCAGATCGTCAAGATTAACCTGACCGTCAACAACTTCTGTGCGGGGGTTGTTCGCCAGATAAAGGCCGTCGAGCATCTGGCGCATTAGAACGGATTTAATGCGCTGAATATCCATCACCAGATCAGCGACGGACAAGCCCCAGAAGGTATGAGGCATAATGACCGGCGATAGGACGGCGAAGGGCACCATATCGAAGGGCCAGGGTTCATTATCGAGGATTTCCCCGGAGCCGTCATCCCCGCCAACCGTGATCTTGCGCCATTCCGCGATGCCATCGCCATCATAATCAACTTTGATGTAGCACTCGGTTATGGCGACCTTTTCCATGGAAGGATCAGCGGCGTCATTGCCTTCCATGTTATCGTAACGGGCCAAGCTTTCGCCGGTCTGGTCTACAGACGAATAGGTAGGCAAGGCGTCAACCACATCCCGCTTATAGCCCTGTTCCATCAATTCAGAGCGGGTCAGCAGGACCCGATGCCCGACAAATCCCGCATCAGAAATGGATCTGGCCCGTTGGGAAATCAGGAATTCCTCGGGGGGAACGGGGCAGATTTCAAGCTCGCCTTCTTCTTCCGTCCAGCGGACCTTGATATCATGCACCAGCACTTGAATGGGCTGTCCTGTCATCGGGTCAATGTCGGGCAGGTCAATCAGGCGCTCTTCATGGCGCAGCACTTTGACGTTTTCGGGCAGGCCGGACAGGTAGAGCATGAATTCATCATCGGCCAAGCCTTCGCGCTCGTCGGTCTTGACGCATTTTTCCGTTTCCCACATCACTTTGATGACGCCGATACGCTGCAAGAGCGCGGATTTCATCCAGGTGTATTGCAGGAGGAACTGTTCGTTTTTGTCCAAAATGTAGTTTGCAACGTCCGTGGCTTGGTCGCAAAAGGCGTCATCTTCCGGGCCAGACGGCTTGTATTCCACCACCCGATCAGCCCCGGTGAAGATCCGCAGCAATGTGGGCAATATCCACTCAATGGTGTCCATCACGTCCCGTGATACCACTTGCGAGCGCCCGTCAATTTCGTCCCCGAAAGGCTCGCCCATATAATAGCGAAGGGCCGTTTCACGGTCGCCGGACTGTTCACTGTCAATATAGGATGCCGCCTGCCTGATCTCGGAACGGACAATGTTTTTCAGTTCATTATCAGACAGTTTCATAATGCGGCCCCCTGGATGGATTTTCGCATATTAGGCGGAAAGGCCGTACTCTTCAATCAAAAGGGCCATTTCGTCTTCGGCGGCTTGCTTTGCCAGGACATAGGCCGGGTCAGGCTCACCCGTGGCGCTGGAATATTTATCCTGCCACCCGCCCGCCTTAGCCTCGCGGATAGCATCACCGGCAGCAAGCGATGCGATGATGGCGGATCTGTCGGGCATTTCCTCGCCTGTCATCATCTTGTGGATTGCATGGGCTTCCGCCACCCGTAGGGGCCGGGTAGCATGGAAATAGCGATACCAGAAAGGCAAGTCGCGCATTCGGGGGGTTTTGCCCTTGTCGCCTGTCAACCGCATGTTGACAGGATAGGAGACAGGCTCACCCGTCACCATTTCCGCGACTTCTGCAAGCCAAAAATCATCAAACCAAAACGGAAAGCGCCTCGCCGTAAAGATGCCCCCAGCCGCTTCAAACCATTGTCGCGTCATGATCGGGTAGGCCGGATCGTCGGCCCCATGGTTCCATGCCCAAACGGGATGGCCGGTCTGTGCAAGCCGATCAATCACCAGATCCCAGCCGATGGTTGCCGGGTAAACGTCATCCGCAAGCACGGTATAAATATCGGCTTCCATGATGCCGGCCAAGGAATTCTGAGCCTCGCTCAAAGCGCGGGGCCGTGGTCCGACCATCAACAGGACGTTATCGAAAGCTGACGCGGCGATGGCCGTTTCCGGGTCGTCATCATCAGACCAAATGCCAATTTTGATCCGGTCAGGATTCGCGGCGGTTTTAAGTATGCGATGAATGGCGATCTGCAAACGGAAAGGACGGCCACGGGATGCGATCAAGATTGCTATGTCAACCATGGTTTACACCACCCAACTGCTGTTATATTTGATTGTCGTGCCCCAGCCTTGCTTTTCTTCCGGCAGGCCAAGGGCCAGATAGCGGAAGGCATCGGCGGCATGGCTGCACCAATTGTGCAGTGGCCGGTCGTGAAACACTTTCCGCTTTTCGTCATATTCGCGGCGATAGTTTTTGAGCGCCTCAATCCCTTGGTCGCACTTTTCTTTGTCGAACCAGCACCGGGGCAGTATCATCCGAGCCGCATTGATGCCATCAGCCACGGATTGAGCCGGGATCACGCGGGTAGAGCCTAGGCCAAGGCTTTGCAAGGTTTCTAGTCGGGACTTTCCGGTGCCAAGCTCTTTGACCTGGGCGTCATGCGGCAAGATATGGTCGCCCCATGTGTAAGGCCGGGAGCGCAAGGCGTTTGCATACCAGTCGAGGCCAACGCCTGAATTCTCTATATAGTCGATTAGGCGGATCTCGCGTCCGACCACCTGGGCCATCCAGATTGCCGTGCTATCCGACATGCCCAAATCCCAGAACGTATGGACGGGGGCGAGCGGTTCCCAAATCACTTTAGAAATGCGCCCATCCTTTTCAGCTTGGGACATTTCACGGCCATAATAAGCGCCGACCACAGCGGCCTGAAAGCTGCACTCAAATTCTTGCTCGTACTGGTCTTCTGTCATGCCCTTTCGGGCGTCTTCCAATTCATCGGCATCAATAAGGCCGCTTTCGCTGGCCTTCAGCACCAGTGAAAACCAGTCGGGGGAATTCTGAGCCGCCTTGAACGTGTCATAGAAGTGGTTTGACCCTTTCGGCGTTCCAATGAAAACAGCCCAGCCTTTTCTGTCTGCCAGGGCGGGGCGGATCACCTCGGGCCATGCTCGCGGGTCAGCGTCCCCGGCTTCATCGATTACAATACCGTCGAAATAAGACCCGCGCATCCGGTCGTAATTGTCCAGGCCGTAGAGCCTGATCCGAGAGCCGTTGTGCGCGAAATCAACGCGCAACTCGCTTTCATTGACCGACGCGCCGGGGATATCAGCGCAGAACCGTTTCAGGTAATTCCAGCATACGTCTTTGGCCTGGGCGTAGAATGGCGCGGCCATGGCGAAGCGCCCTTCTGTTTTGTCGCACCGCAAAGCTGCGTCGATTAGATCCATGATGCAAGCAACAGTTTTCCCAGCGCGGCGATGACATACGAGCGCGGCCCATCGCTGTTTCCGCTGGTGGAAAGCGATGAAAGGGCCGCGAGCCTCGTACTGTAAATTAATCTGCACGGGGAACGCCGGTCACAATCATGACAGGTCCGCCACCTTCGCCGGTGTGTTCCTGCACGGTGGTTTCTTTCCACCTGCCTCTTGTCTTGAGCCAGAAGATGGCGGCGGTCACCGATTCCTTGCCATCTCCCGTCGCCTTGCGAAACAAATTTTCTGCCACCTTGGCGCAGGCTTCGGCATTGGCCTTGTCCAATTCGGCGCGGTAATGCTCGCGCAAAGTGGTGTCGTGAATTCCAATCACTTTGGCAATGTCATCTTGCGGAATACCATAGGCGCTCATCGCCTTGACGGTCTTGCGCTGCTGCTCGGTCGGTTTATGCTGGGGCATTGGCATTGGTCTTGTCCTCTGCGATTTGGGCGAAAGTGGCCCCAGTTGCTTCAAGCGTCGCTTCCTTGCCGGTAAACTCCTGCCACCGCTTAATTATCACATCGCAATATTTCGGGTCCAGCTCCATGAGGAGGGCGATGCGCCCGTTTTTTTCGGCTGCAATCATCGTCGTCCCCGATCCGCCGAAACTGTCTAGAACGATATCGCCGCCTTTCGTATTATTGAGCATTTGATATTCAAACAGCGCGACAGGCTTCATCGTGGGATGCTCGCCATTCCTAGATGGCCGATCAAAATCTAAAATAGTGGTCTGCTTGCGATCTGTTGCCCAGAGATGGCTCGACCCATCCTTCCATCCATACAAGCATGGCTCATGCTTCCAATGATAGTCCTGCCGCCCCATGACCATTGAATTTTTCTTCCAGATTAGACATTGGCGCACAGTCCACCCAGCGTCTTTAGCTGCGCCACGAAAATTGTATCCCTCAGAATCAGCATGCCAAATATAAAAGACTGCCCCAGGCTTCATGACAGAATCTGCTGCGATATAGCAGTCGCGCAAGAAACTGCGGAAATCATCGTCACCCATTGCGTCATTTTTAATGGTGAGCGCAGCCTTGGTCTTTCCTTCATACGCGACATTATATGGAGGATCAGTCAGCCACATGTCCACGCGATGCCCTGAGCACAAATGCTCCAATGCATCGATGCTGGTACTATCGCCGCACATCAGCCGATGATTGCCCAGCACCCACACATCACCCTCGACGCTGACCGGATCGGCGGGAGGCTCGGGCACATCGTCGGGATCGGTCAGTCCTTCCGTCTGTTCAACCAGCAGATCGGCAAGCTCATCTTCGCCAAAACCGGTCAGCCCCAGGTCGAAGCCAAGCTCACCCAGATCGGCAAGCTCGACCTTGAGGGCGTCCAGATCCCAACCGGCATTCAGAGCCAGTTTGTTATCCGCTATGACGTAGGCTTTCTTCTGCGCCTCGGTCCAGCCTGTCGCTGTCATGGCCGGGACTTCTGTCAACCCCAGTTTACGAGCCGCCATAATGCGACCATGGCCGGCGATCAGTCCCCCAGTCTCATCCACCAGAACAGGTGTCGTCCACCCCCACTCTTTGATGGAAGCGGCGATCTGGGCCACCTGCTCATCACTATGGGTGCGGGAATTCCGGGCATATGGCACCAGCCTAGAGACCGGCATCATTTCCACTTTGGCGGCGGGCCAGTCCTTTATAGTGGCGGTTTTCATGCGTCCTCCCCCATCGCCATTTCGCCCGCTAAAGTAGAATATCCGCATTGATCGACAAAGTGATCTTCGACGGGCTTCCCACATTTTGCACGAGCAATTTTTAGTAGCACCATCATTTGCGCCACGTCAACCGGCGTTAACAGGTTGCCGGTATAGGCGGACCATAGGGCGGCGACAAGATCAAAAGACCTTTCGGCGGGGCCATGGGTCTGCCTGCGGTCCCCATCCACAATCTTTGCCGCTTCCAAGGCGATTTGAGCGGCCTTAGACGGGCGGAAGGCGTTTTTGGATGGTTGGGTGGCCTCAAGCGTCATTATTGGCCTCCACGGGCTTTAAATCGAGAATTAGGTCATTCGGCGTTACCTTGCCATCGGTCGCGGCATGGATTGCCCGCATCAGGGCGGGGCAAGGGATGCGCTCACCCACTTCCCACCGTGAAATGGTGTTTTTGGACACGCCCAGCCGATTAGCCAGGGAGGCTTGATTAATCCGGTGTGATTTTCGCCATTGGGTCAGGGTCATTTTGGGCCTCGGGTATCCACTGGGGCCAAGATAACCAATTCGGCGGATTTTTGCAAATGTGGCCTTTTGCCAGATTGGTATTACCAATTTTTAACTACGTTCGCGGTTGAAATTGGTAGGACCAAAAAATCATTCACCAGCCGGTGAAGGATTAGAGAAGGATTTGAGCAACATTTTTGGCAGGGCCTATAGGGGGGAAACCCTTAGAATATAAGGAAAAAATTTTGTTTTTATCTTATTCTTACACTCTTTCACTCTCTCCCCAG